ACTCTCAACAGGTTTTACGGTGTAGAGGGTGGCGTAGAAGAAGCACTAGGAAAAGGCTCAACCAACGCAAAGCAAATCTCAGAACTACAAAAAAGCTTAACTAAGTTAGAGACTGACACTGCAAGAGATAGAACAGCGAATAAAACATTTGCGGCAAACCAGCTAACTACAGCTAAAACAGCAATAGCAAATGAAATACAAAACAAAACAGATAAACTAAACGAGCAGGTAGTAGAACTATCAGAGGAACTAACTGAGCAAATAGTAGAACTAAACGCTGAATTAAAAAGTAGAATACAAACTGTAGAACAAGCTGTAATAGATAACGATGTACGTGGACTAAATACTAAACTAGCACAGCTAACTACAAACATGCAGCAGATACTACAGCAGCAAAAAACATTGCTAGACCTAAGATCACAGGTTGACAAAGCTACCACAATAACGGATACTATAGGAGATAAGTTAGATGTTATTCAAACAGAGATTGACGACATTTGGAAAGCGTATGATAGCATGGTTGAAAACCCCCTTTAGAAAACTACGTAATCTTATATGTGGTAAACGATGTGACTGCGATGGCTAAACCAGCAAAAGGCAAGATGTTTGCCAAGACAACGACTAACCCTAAGACAGGGCGTAAGATAAAGGTAAGCTACGGTCAGGCTGGTAAAGCCAAGGACGGTGGCAAACGTATACGTGCAGGTACAGCCAAAGGTGATTCGTATTGTGCAAGAAGCGCAGGACAAATGAAGAAACACCCAAAGGCAGCAAAGAATCCTAACAGCCCACTACGTCTATCTCGTAAGAAGTGGAAGTGCGCTGGTACAAAATCTAAGAGAACATAATGGCAAGCAAACCTAAGAACCCAGCTTTGTACTCTAGAGTAAAGTCAGAAGCTAAGAAAAAGTTTAAGTGGCCCAGCGCATATGGGAGTGCATGGTTAGTTAAGACATATAAAAAGCGTGGAGGCACGTACAGTAAGGGAGGCGAAGTTGCAAAAGTCAAAGCACGTACTACAAAGTCGTAGATCTTACGGTGAAGGTGGACTTACTCAGTGGTTTAAGGAAGACTGGCGTGACGTAAAGACAGGCAAGGAATGTGGACGTTCTAGTGTCAAAGACAGTAGTAGACCATACCCAGCTTGTAGACCTGCAAAGGTAGCAGGTAGAATTAGTAAAGCAGAAGCTGCAAAGAAGACAGGACCAAAGAAAGTTAAGTGGTCTGTAACTGCATCGGGGAGGAAAAGAAAAAAATGAAAAGGTTAATATATGCCATTCCTCACAAGCAGTATACCGTACTTCAAAGCATGGGTACGTAGAGAATATACTAAGAACTTAGAAGAATATCATGGCGACTTTCTACACGCTATGGTTATTGGCGTTACTACAATGCCTAACAGAACATTAAGCTTTCAAGTTATCTTCACAGGATGTGAATCCGACTTTGATGATTCTGAAAACGTACATGGTGGTGCTATGTGGGCTAGAATGCCACTGACCGCACTAGTAGCTGATACACCGTTGGAGCAATGGCCTAATGAGTTACCACCATATTTAGCACAGCCTTGGGATTGTATGTCACATACACATTCCGTATACAAGCTAGAACGAGCAAGTCCTGCTCCGTGGATAGCTAAAGTAGATGGCGAGTTCTACCCAGCAAAGTATTACTTTACGGTAGACTATACAGATAACGAAGTCGCTGATGACCCAGCGCAGCATAAACAGTCTCATGTATTAGAACTACTAGATGCAGGAGAATATACTGGTAACATGGTTGCGTTGCCCAATAACAGAGTGAGAGTAACTCACCCAGCTTGGTTTGAAACTGGACAAGGTGCGCCAGACTTTAGACCGAATCAACATATATTTAACTCTAAAGAAAACGTAGACTATGTATGGGATACGCAACGAGTTTTTAACAATCTATATAGTGGTGATACAGTAGAGTTTATCAGAAGGGAAGAAGACAAATGATGAAGAAAAAAGGTTACTCTAAAGGTGGCATGAAGAAAAAAGGTTACTCTAAAGGTGGTGCTGGAACCAAACTTAAAATGGTTAATAAGGGTGGAAAGAAAGTTCCATTCTATGCTGCTGATGGTGTCGGTAAGATGTATGGCGGTGGTATGTCTATGAAGAAGAAGGGCATGGCTAAAGGCGGTACTACTATGAAGAAGATGTCAAGAGGTGGCTTTCTAGCTCCTGCTGCTAGACCTATGAAAGGCATCAAGAAATAAATGGCGTATTCAGATACTGCTAAATATTTTACAAAAGCTAAAGACTTATCTGCTACATCAGGTGGGGCAAGTGGTGATGTTATATACACTTGTCCTAATAACTTTGTCAGTTTAATTACTTTTATGCATGTATCCAGTGGATCAGCTAGTACAAAGAAGTATAGCTTACAGTGGTATGAAGCAGCTACTACTACGTATCACTTTATAATTGATGCACACAGCGTAGCAGGTAATGGCATTGAAGAAGTTGTAGATGGTGGTTCATATCTTGCACTATCTCCAGGTGATAAGATTATAGGCTTTGAAGAGAGCAGTTCTGACTTTCATGTAATATTATCAGGTGAGGAACATTTCCAACCGACATAACGGATATGCAATAATAGGTACTACTACCTGACTTACTTTTAGGTATAACTATCTCCGCACACAAACAAAGGAGATAGTGCTATGAAAAACTTACTAAGAAAAATGTGGAATAACCACGTAATCAGACAACAAAAACGTGCAGAGTTTAGAATGCTACACATGTTGGATGATAGACAACTAAACGATCTAGGAATTGGTAGATCACAAATAAGGAATGCTATATATGGCGAGGAATCTAACAGATAAACAACAAAGATTCTTAGATGTATTATTTGACGAAGCTAATGGTGATGTTATCGCTGCTAAAAAACTGGCAGGTTACGGTGATAACAGTAACACTGCAGCGATTGTTGAATCTTTAAAAGATGAGATTGGTGAGAAGACTCGTACATTTTTTGCACGTACTGCACCTAAAGCTGCTATGGCTATGGTTGGTGCGTTGTATGATCCAACAGAGCTAGGCATTAAAGAAAAGATGGTAGCAGCAAAAGATTTGCTTGATAGAGCAGGACTTGGTAAGGTAGATAAAGTAGATGTTACTAGCGGTGGTGGCATCTTCTACCTACCACCAAAAGAAGGTACAAACGAATAATACCACAAAGAGAGTTAGGTTTTTGGCAATTACCCAAACCGCCTAAGACACACAACAAACAATGGCACAAGATTGTCAGGATTACTAAGAAGATACCTTTTGGTTATGAACTAGATCCCGACAACGATAAAGTACTTGTACCTATAGAACATGAGTTAGAAGCTTTAGAGCTTGCAAAACGACACCTCAAGCAGTATAGTTACAGAGCAGTAGCACAATGGTTGAGTAAAGAAGCAGACCGCTACATATCACACATGGGTCTAAAGAAGAGAATAGAAGTTGAGCAAAGACGTAGAAAAGCATCTATCACTAAACGTAAGCTTGCCAAGTGGCTCCAAGAAACGCTTGCGGAAATCGAAAAACTCGAAACACAAGGAGTCGGTGCATACTCAGAAGCCAGCGGAGATAGAAGCCCCCCAGCAAGATCCTATCCCAGCGCAGGTAGTAGCAACTGACTATGACGTTGAAGAAGCGCAAGAAGTCGTATTCAGACCCAATGCAGGGCCACAGACATCCTTCTTGAGTTCTTCGGAAAGAGAAGTCCTATATGGTGGGGCAGCAGGTGGTGGTAAATCGTATGCTATGTTGGCAGATCCATTACACGGCCTAAACAATCCACACTTCTCTGGACTCCTTGTACGACACACAACTGAAGAACTAAGGGAACTAATACAGAAGTCACAGGAGTTATACCCACGTGCAGTACCAGGAATCAAATGGTCAGAACGTAAGTCACAGTGGATATCTCCTAAAGGTGGACGATTATGGATGTCTTATCTGGATACGGTAAAGAACTAGGTTTATATATGAGAGCTACAACAAACCCCGGTGGTGCAGGACATGCTTGGGTAAAGAAGATGTTTATAGATCCTGCACCTGCAGGTAAAGACTTTTGGGCCACAGACATTGAATCAAGTAAAACAATTACATTCCCTAAAGGACACAGCAAGGAAGGTCAGCCTCTATTCAAGCGTAGGTTTATACCTGCATCTCTCTTCGATAACCCATACCTTGCCGAAGAGGGTGACTATGAGGCCATGCTCCTATCACTACCAGAGCATCAGAGGAAGCAACTACTTGAAGGAAACTGGGAT